AGTAATTTATTGGGTCGAGTAAATGGCAGCAGAGTACGGAATTAATATTAATGTCAGGACTAAAGACGAACAATTAAAGAGATTACAAAAGGAATTAAATAAAACAGATGCTACTGTAAAAAAATTAGCAAATTCATTAGAAAGAATAGAAAAAAAAGGTAAAGCAGGTAGTGGTAGACCTGGTGGTCCTTTTTCTGCTGAAGCTATTGCAAAAAGAAAAGAGTTAGCAAAAGCAACTAAAGAAGCTGCAAAAACATTTGAAGAATATACTAGAGGTGCTCTAAATTTTGATGGAGCAAATAGAAAAGGTATTACATCTACAAGAGAATTAGCAACAAGGATGAAAGATGTTGCTGCTTCTGCTGGCATTACAAGTAAAAAATTTGAATTATTTACGCAAGGTGCTACTAAATTTAATTTTTCTGCACAGATTAAATCTCTACAAAGATTCAATGAGAGTGCAAAGATAACAGCTTCTACATTTAGTGCGATGGGTTCTGGAAATGTTCCTGGAGTTGCTGGTTTTAGTAATACAAACTTAGATACATTATTGAATTTCACTCCTGCTAATACTGTAAATGCTATTGAAAGATATTTAGATACTTTAACGATGGTTAGAAAGGATTTAGATTTTACTGAAGGAAACTTTAAAGAAGTAACTGCAAGAATAAAAGAAATGAATGCGGAGTTGAAAAAACAACGTGATTTATTAAGAGAGCCTGGTATGCAAAATGATAAAGGAGGAAGAAGAAGAGAAAGAAGACAGAGATTAGAAGAAAGAGAAAGATTACGAGAATCTCTTGGAGGAAGAATAAAAAGATTTAGAAGAGGAGATCAAAGAGTCAGAGGTCAGGTTGGATCAAGTGCATTAATTGGTGGAGCTTTTCCTCTGTTATTTGGACAAGGTGGAGGAGCAGCTTTAGGTGGTTTTGCAGGTGGTGCAGGTGGTGGATTACTTGGTGGTCAGTTTGGTTTTGCTTTATCTTTAGTTGGTACTCAACTTGGAGCTTTAATTGATACAACTATTGGAAAAGTTAGTGAGTTAGGTCAAGCATTTGGAAAATTTAGTCAAGACACAACTAAGATTGTTGAGACTTTAGGTGAAAGTAATACGATTATTGGTAGAAATATTCAGTTGTTAGAAAAAGCTAGAGGTAAACAGGCTGCTTTTGATGAAGCAGTGAGGCAAACAACAATAATATTAGGAGAAGATACAACTAGAAATCTGAAACAGTTTGGAGATGATGCTACAGAAATTTCATCTAACATTGCAAAAATAGGTATGCAGTTCTTAGGTGTATTAGCAGATATTAATGAAAGACTAGGTATTACAAGAGCTTTAGCTGCAATATTGCCAGGATCAGAAGGTAGGAGATTACAGGATGTTATAAAGAATAATGGATTTAGTCAGTTAGATTTCAGTCCAGTTGGAACAAGAACAGGTATGAGGCCAGAAGATATAGCAAATTTTTTAAGTAATTTTGAACAATTAGAAGGTAGACCTATAGATCAGTTAAAAATGGCAAGAGCTTTTGGCGTTGACAATGTGCAAGATGTAAAAGCAGATGCAAGAGATTTATTAGAACTTAGTAATTCAATGATGAGTGCTCGTCTTGCAATGGAATTATTGAATAAAGAAGAGGAAAAAAATATAAAATTAAATCAAACAAAAGGTTTCTTAGATCGTCAAAGAATAAGAAATACAGAATTATTAAAACAAAAACTAAAAGAATTTAAAGAAGCTACAGGAGAAGATGCTAATGAACAACAAATAGAAGCATTCAAAAAAATTATTGCAGAAACTACTGCTTTAGCTGATTCATTAACTGTTGTTAATAATGAAATTGAAACTCTTGATAAAAAATTAATTGAATTAAATAGTGCTGGAACAGCAGTAGTTACATTAAGTAGAGCATTAGGTTCATCATTTGAACAATCATTTAAAGGAATTGTTAAAGGTACTATGTCTGTAAGTGATGCGTTTAGAAATATGTTTAATAGAATCGCAGATGCATTTCTTGATATGGCTGCTCAAATGCTTGCTGCTCAGTTATCAAGAAGTTTCTTAGGTTTATTTAATTTCAATCCATTTAGTATGGGTGGTGAGGATGTTTTCAAAGGTTTTAATTCAAAACCATTAATGGAACTAGCTGAAGGTGGTCCAGCACGATCAGGTAATTCTTATATAGTTGGAGAACGTGGTCCAGAATTATTTACTCCAGGAATTTCTGGTATGGTTACACCAAATCATGCACTTGGTGGTTCAACAAATATAGTTGTAAATGTAGATGCTTCTGGTTCTTCTGTTGAAGGAGATGAAGAACAAGGTAGAGAACTTGGCCGTCTTATATCAGCAGCTATACAATCAGAATTAATTAAAGAAAAAAGACCTGGAGGTTTACTTGCATAATGGCTACTTTTCCCTCAATAACACCAACATACGGACAACAAAAAAGATCCGCACCAAATACTAGAACAGTTCGTTTTGCTGACGGTTATGAACATAGGATTTTATTTGGATTAGCTCAACATCAAAATCCAAAAATCTTTAATTTTACTTTTAACGTATCAGAAATAGAAGCAGATGTTATAGAAGCATTTTTAGATAGTAGGGCAAATGACAGTGCCAGCTTTACTTTTACTCCACCAGGAGAAGGTTTTACAAAAACAGGAACTTACGATCAAACAGGAACAACTTCCACAATTACGATGACAAATCATGGGTTAGCTGTTGGTGATGAAGTAACTATTGATTACACTTCTGGAACAGCAGTTGATGGTGTTTTTGTTGTAGTTACTACTGCTGATAGTAATACTTTTACAGTTACGGCTGCTGCTAGTCTTAGCTCCAGTGGGAATGTATCAGTTACATTATCTGGTGCTGGTCAATATGTTTGCGAGAACTGGAATAAATCTATACCATATAACAATAGAGCAACAATTCAAGCAACATTTAGAGAGGTGTTTGAGCCATGAGTAGTTCTGTTATCAGTGATCTCCAAAAAATAAATCCATCATCAATAATTGAACTTTTTACATTGCAACTTAGTAATAGCTTGCATGGTGCTACTACAATCTATAGGTTTCATGCAGGAAGTAGTCTTAAAGAAAACGGAGAAATAGTTTGGGCTGGCAATACTTATCAAAGATTTCCTATAAAAGCAGAAGGTTTTGCTTTTCAAAAAGGACAACTTCCAAGACCTACGTTAACAGTAAGTAATGCGTTAGGAACTATAACTGCTATTTTGTTAAGTGTTAACCAAACAACTACAGGAAATGATCTTACAGGTGCAACTGTTACTCGTATTAGAACACTTGCTAAATTTTTAGATCATGCAAACTTTCCTCAACAAAAAACATCTGTTACAACACTTACACCAGATCCAAATGATGAGGAAACTGTAACTTTCCTAGTAAAAGTTGCAAATGTAGGAGGGGTAAACATTTTTGTTATAGATGATGTTAATAATCCTGCTTTGACGATGAAAAGAGCTTCTACTTATATCTTTGACCAATCAGATGCCACAAATAGCGGACATCCTTTAGCTATAAAATCTGACGCTGGAGGCACACAATCAACAACTGTATCTGGAACGGCTGGAAACCCTGGTGCATCAGTAACATATCAACCAGCTTATCCTTCTGCTCCTAATGATTTGAGATATTATTGCACAGTTCATGGTAATGCAATGGGAAATACTATTACAATGAATGATCCAAATACAATATCTTCTACTACTTTTACAGATTCAATACAAGTAAATCCTTTTGGCACACCTGACCCAACGGCAGAATTTCCTCAAGAAATTTATACGATTGATCGTAAATCTAGTGAAAATAGAGAAGTAGTTGTTTTTGAGCTTGCTTCAGTGCTAGACCTTGCTGGAATAAGAGTACCAAAGCGTCAATGCACCCGTGCTGAATTTCCCTCTATTGGTACAGTAAGCGGATGAATTGGAAAGAAGCTGCACTTGCTCATGCGAAAGACCAAGATCCTAAAGAGTCTTGTGGTTTGTTACTAAATATTCGAGGAAAAGAACGATACTATCCTTGTCGTAATCTTTCAATGACAGATCACCAATGTTTTATTCTCGATCCAGAAGATTATATAAAAGCAGATAACACGGGAGATATTACAGCTATTGTTCATAGTCATCCAGTAACGCCACCTATTGCTAGTCAAGCAGATCAAATTAGTTGTGAGCAAAGTAATCTTCCTTGGCATATTGTTAACCCAAAAACAGAAGAGTGGGGATATTGCGAACCATGTGGTTATAAGCCTCCTTTATTGGGGAGACCGTGGGTTTGGGGTATTACTGATTGTTGGTCTTTAGTAAGAGATTGGTATAAAAAAGAAAAAAATATTGAATTAAAAGATTGGGATAGACCTATAACACCAGAAGAATTTATTTTGAATCCTTTGTTTCAAAGTTGTGCTTGGAGAACTGGATTTAGAGAACTTAGGCCAGAAGAAAAACTAATAAATGGAGATGCTTTGTTGATGTCTATTGGATCTCCTGGACTGAACCATGTAGCTATTTTCTTAGATGGTGAAGTATTACATCATTTAACAGATAGACTTAGTTGTAGAGAGCCATATTCTGAATGGTTATTAAAATGTACAGGAGGAAGGTATCGTTATGTTGCGTAAAATAAAATTATATGGAGAACTTGCAGAATTTGTAGGACATAAAGAATTTGAAGTGCAAGTCGATAGTCTTGCAAAAGCAGTTAGTTTTTTAATTAATAATTTTGAAGGTATAGATAGATTTATGAATCCGAGATATTATCAGGTAAAAGTTGGTAATTATGATATTGGAGAAGAAGAAATACATCATCCTATAGGACAAGAGGATATACATTTTATTCCTGTCATTAGTGGTGCTGGTAGAGGTGGTCTTGGAAAAATATTATTAGGTGCTGCTTTAATTGCAGGTGCTTTTATACTTAGTCCTGCATTATCTTTTTCTGCTAAAGGTTTTGGAATTGCAAAAGCTGGTATGTTAACTAAAGGAGTACTGTATGTTGGTGCTTCTTTAGTATTGTCTGGTGTATCCGAATTATTATTTCCTTTGCCGAAACCAAAAGAATTTAATTCAGAACAAGATCCACGTTTATCCTTTAGTTTTTCTGGAACGCAACAAACAAGTCGAGCAGGAACTCCTGTTCCAATAGTCTATGGTGAAATTTTTACAGGAAGTGTTGTAATAAGTGGAGGAATAGATACTGAACAGGTACAAGCATGACAAAAAATAATAAACCAATTAAAGGTGCTGGCGGTCAACCATCTCCTCCCCCTCCAAGACAACCAACTAGAACTCCTGATACTTTACATAGTAAGCAATTTGCTACGTTTCTTGATCTTATAAGTGAAGGAGAGATAGAAGGTTTTGCAACAGCTTCAAAAGAAGGTTTAACACAAGGTACTACTGCTTATACAAATGCTTCTTTAAAAGATGTTTTTTTGAATGATACTCCCATTTTAAAAGCAACAGCAAATTCAGCTAGTCCTGCAACTACTGATTTTAATTTTCAAAATGTTACATTCAATTCTCGTTTTGGAACGGGTAGTCAAACAAAAATACCTGGAATAGAAAGCAGTCAGTCAACAATACCTGTTGGTGTAACAGTTACAACTTCTGCTCCTGTAACAAGACAAATTACAAATACAAACGTAGATGCTATTAAAGTATCAGTAACATTTCCTCAAATACAGAAAGCAACAAATGATGGTGATTTATTAGGATCAACTGTTCAATTAAAAATTGCTGTTCAATATAACTCAGGAGGTTTTACTGATGTTATTGAAGATACAATCACAGGTCGAACTGCTGACGCTTATCAAAAAGACTATAGGGTTAATATTACAGGTTCTTTTCCTGTTGATATACGAGTAATAAGAGTAACAGCAGATAGCACAGATTCAAGTTTAATAGATCAATTTCAATTTACAAGTTTTACAGAAATTATTGATGAAGCATTTACTTACGATAACAGTGCTTACAACTCAATAAGATTAGATTCGCAGTTATTTAGTTCAATACCAGCAAGAAAATATAGGATCAGAGGAATAAAAGTAAGGATTCCAGGAGCAGGTGCTAATAGTTCTGGTACGCCAAGCGTGGACAGTGCTACGGGCAGAATAATATACCCAGATGGCTACGTTTTTAACGGAGTAATGGGAGCAGCAACCTATACAAATTGTCCAGCCATGTGCTTGCTTGATCTTCTCACAAATACTAGATATGGGTTAGGAGATCATATAACTGATAGTACTTTAGATTTATTTTCTTTTGTTAATGCAAGTAAATTTGCAAATACTTTAGTCGATGATGGACAAGGTGGACAAGAAGCTAGATTCAGTTGCAATGTAAATATTCAAAGTCCAGGTGAAGCATTTGATGTGATAAACGAGTTGTCAGGTGTGATGCGTTGTATGCCTATATGGTCTGCTGGAACTGTAACTATTACACAGGACAAACCTACAGATCCTAGTTATCTTTTTAACTTATCCAATGTAGGAGAAACAGGATTTACTTATTCGGGTAGCAGTTTAAAAACTAGACATAGTGTTGTTGCAGTTTCGTATTTCAACATGGATAGTCAGGAAGTAGATGTTGAGGTTGTAGAAGATAGTTCTTTGATAAGTAAGATTGGCACAATCGTAAAGCAAGTAAAAGCATTTGCGTGTACTAGCCGTGGTCAAGCTGCAAGACTCGGAAGGACAATACTTTTCAGCGAAGCAAATGAAACGGAGGTCTGCACATTTAATACTTCAATAGATTCTGGAGTTGTTGTAAGACCTGGATCTGTAATTGAAATAGCTGATCCAGTAAGAGCAGGAGTTAGACGAGGTGGAAAACTAAAAAGTGTTACTTCAACAACTGTTGTTACGGTAGATGACACAACTGTTACTGATTTTGCGGTAGATGCAAATGGAAGCCCTACTGGAAGTGCAACTTTAGCTGTTATTTTACCCGATGGAACGTTTGAAAGTAAGACAATCTCATCTGTATCGGATGGAACTATTACTGTAAGTTCTGCTTTCTCTCAAGCTCCCAATGTAAATGCAAATTTCTTAATATCAAACTCTACAATTCAATCCCAATTATTCAGAGTAATTCAAGTAGAAGAGCAAGATGACATAAATTACACTATTACTGCTTTATCTTATGTAAATGAAAAATATGCTTTTATTGAAGATGGTTCTACTTTACCAACAAGAAGTGTAAGTAAATTAAATGAACTCTCAGATCCTCCTAGTGGTTTAGTTGCGGTTGAAAAAATCGTTCCAATTAATAATCAAGCTGTATCAAAAATAATTATTAGTTGGCAGCCTATCGTTGGAGTTCTTGAATATCAAGTAAATTATCGTTATGAAAATGGAAATTATGTTTCTGAAAGAGTCTCAAGACCTGATTTTGAAATATTAAATAGTCAACTTGGAACATATGAAATACAGGTATTTTCTTACAATGTTCTTGGAGAATTATCAGCGACATCAACTGATTTAACTTTTGAAGCTGTAGGTAAAACTGCACTTCCTCAAGATGTATCAAATTTAGTTGTTGAACCTGTTTCGGATCAATTCGTAAGACTACGTTTTGATAAGGCTACAGATGTTGATGTTCTTCATGGGGGATCAGTTGTTGTAAGACACTCTAATCTGACAGATGGAACTGGTACTTTTACAAAAGCTGTTGATTTAATTCCTGCAAAATCTGGTGCAACTACAGAAATTTTGGTTCCAGCAGTAGAAGGAGAAGTAATTTTAAAATACAGAGATGATGGCGGTAGACTAAGTTCTGGAGAAACGTCTGTAATTATTGACGTTCCAGATCCATTTCCAAAGTTAACTGTCCTTACAGACAGAGAAGATACAGATGGAACACCTTTTAATGGAACAAAAGATAATTGTTTTTTCGATACTGTACTTAATGGCTTAATTCTTGGAAGTGCAACTTTATTAGATGATATTACTGATTTTGATTCAATTAATAATTTTGATAGTTTAGGAAGCACAAGTACTAGCATAGGAACTTATGATTTTGCAAATAAATTAGATTTAGGAGGTAAACAACCTTTAAAACTAACCAGACATCTTGTTACTCAAGGTTTTTATCCTAGTGATTTCTTTGATGATAGAACTGCAAATATAGATACATGGACAGATTTTGATGGTGCTAAAGCTGAAGATGTTAATGCAAAATTACTTGTATCAACTAGCGATTCTGCTGCAACAACTTCAGTCTCAGCTACTTATGCTCAATCAGGAACAACTATAACGATTACTAAATCAAGTCATGGTTATTCGGTTGGCAGTAATATTGAAATAACATTCTCAACAGGAACCGCTACAAGTGGAAATTATGAGATTATAACTGTACCAAGTTCAAGCACTTTTACAGTAACAGCTTCAAGCAGTGCTACAACAAGTGGAAATTGTACATATTCTGCTGAATTTTCTAAATTTAGTACATTTGCTAATGGAACTTTTATTGGAAGAACATTTAGATTTAGAGCAGAATTAACAACAGACGATCCAGCACAAAGCATTGAAGTGGAGCAATTAGGATATACAGCCCAACTAGAAAGCAGAACTGAAACTGTCAATTCTGTTATTGCTTCTGGAACTTCAAGTAAAGCTGTTACTTTTACCAATACATTCTTTACAGGAGCTTCTGGAACAAGTGTTTCTGCTGGTTCAGCTTTGCCTTCAATAGGAATAACAATAGAAAATGCTTCGGCTGGAGACTTTTTTGCTTTATCTAGTATTTCTGGAACTGGATTTACAATAGATGTAAAAAATAGAGATACATCTGGCAGTGAAAGTTTTGTTAACAGAAATTTCAAATATACTGCTACTGGTTTTGGGCGTGGTAGTTAGTGTTGAATTAAGATATACTTAAATAAAAAATGAGTTAAGTAATGGCTACACATGATTATGTTATAGACAATGCCTCTGGTAGTGCTGTCAGAACGGACTTAAATAATGTATTGCAAGCAGTATTAACTAACAATAGTTCTAGTTCTGCTCCTAGCACAACAGCAGCTTATATGTTGTGGGCTGATACGAGTAATAATATTTTGAAAATGAGAAATAGTTCTGATAATGCTTGGATAAATTTATTTACATTGTCTGGTGGTGTTGATGTTGACGCTGCAAGTAATTTTAATGAAGATGTTACTTTTACAGGAGCAAGTGCCAATATAGTTTTTGATAAATCAGATTCAGCACTTGAGTTTGCTGATAATGCAAAAGCTAAATTTGGAACTGGCGATGACCTTTCCATATATCATGATGGAAGCAATTCTATTATTTTTGAAAATGGAACTGGAGTTTTACAATTAGCTACCGCAGGTGCTTCTGTTGACATTGTTAAAGGTTCAGATGCTTCAGAGACAATGGCAAAATTTATTATTAATGGTGCAAATGAATTTTATTTCGATAATGCAAAAAAGGCTGAAACAGTAACCGGTGGCTTTACAGTTACAGGAACTTGTACTGCGACAGCTTTTGCTGGTGATGGTTCGGCTCTTACAGGAATAAGTGCTGGAGGTGGTGTTACAAGTGACTCAAATGATAACACTGTAGCTGGAACGAATGCTGGTAATAATTTTGACGGAAACAACGCAGTTCGTAATAGTTTATTTGGAAAAGTTGCTGGTGAAAATATAACAACTGGTGATGAAAACAGTGCATTTGGTGCTAGAGCATTAGATGCAACTACAACAGGATCAGCAAACACTGCTATTGGTCTTGACGCATTAGGGTCTAATACTACCGCAGGATTTAACACTGCTTTAGGTGCTGATAGTTTAAGAACCAATACAACAGGAGCCACTAATACGGCAGTAGGTGCTTCAGCTTTATACGCAAACACTACTGGAACATCAGGAGTAGCTGTAGGTCATAATGCTTTAGATGCGAACACAACCGCTAGTTATAATACGGCTGTCGGTGGTAATGCCTTAACCGATAACACAACGGGTGACTCAAATACAGCAGTTGGTTATGGATGTTTACAAAATAATACTACAAGTCACAACTCCACAGGAGTAGGTTATGGGTGTATGGGAACCCAAACAACTGGATCAAATAACACTGCGGTAGGAAAAAGTTGCATGGCTTTAACCGACACAGGAGCTAACAATGCTGCTATGGGTGTCTCAGCAATGTTGACTAACACTACAGGTTCTTACAACGTAGCCATTGGTTCTAATGCTATGTACTATAACTCAACTGGAGGAAATAATACTGCTCTTGGTGCGTATGCACTATATAAAAATACAACTGCTCAATATAATGTCGCTATTGGTTATGAAACTTTAGAGCAAAACACAACTGGAACAAGAAACAATGCTGTGGGTTGTTTTTCCTTAGACAATAATACAACTGGTAATTATAACGATGCTCATGGTTATGGAACTTTGACCAGTAATACAACTGGATCGAATAACACTGCGATGGGTTATTTAGCTCTTTATCACGCCACAACCGCATCAGATAACACTGCTATAGGATCATACTCAATGGATACTATGACCACTGGTTATCAGAACACTGCTGTTGGTCGTTACACATTACAAGCAGCAACGACCTCAGAGTATAGTGTTGCCATTGGTGATAAAGCTCTATATAGCACTACAACTGGAAATAAAAATATTGGTATAGGTGCTTTTGCAATGCAAGATAATACAACAGGATTTAACAACTGTGCTGTTGGATATTCTGCAATGGAAAAATGTACAACTGGCGAAAACAATAGTGCTTTTGGTACTGGTGCTTTGGTATCAATTACCACAGGAAACGGTAACACAGCATGTGGAAAAAACTCTGCATTAGCACTTACTACAGGCAACTCAAATGTTGCTGTAGGCGTTGAGGCTATGGATGGACATACTACAGGACACTATAATACTGCTTGTGGTTATGCAGCGTTAACAGATCAGAGTACGGCTACTGGTAATGCTGCTCTTGGTTATGAAGCAGGAGAAAAAATTACAACTGGTGATTATAATACTTGTGTAGGATATAAAGCTGGATATACCACTACTACAGGACATAATAATACTATTCTTGGAAAAGAGGCTACTTTACCAGCAAATAACTCAACTGATACTGTAGTCTTAGGTAACTCAAGTATTCAACATTTAAGATGTCAAAGATCATCAATCGAGGGTCTTTCTGATCAAAGAGATAAAACAGATATTGTTGATTTAACAGAGGGTCTTAGCTTAATAAATACATTAAAACCAAGAAAATTTACCTGGGCGATGCGAGAAGAAAGTTCACATAATGGAAAAACAGATATTGGTTTTGTTGCACAAGAATTAGACACTGCTTTCGGGGATAGCAATGATTATGTGAGGATTGTGAGTAAAGAAGATCCAGAAAAGTTGGCCGTTGCACAAGGACAACTAATTCCAATATTAGTAAAAGCAATACAGGAGTTATCCGTAAAAGTCACAGCCCTCGAAGCAGGGTAAACTAAAAGTAACCTAATTTTTATTATGGAAGAAAGAACCGCAGATGAAATAGCAGCAATTTACTCTGCTGCTGGCGATAGCGTAAATGCTATTAATGCAGATGCAAGTTATTCAGCTTACACAACAAGAACAGAATCTCGACATACTGAAGCTGAATGGAAAGACTATATTAAAAGAAACACAGATCATCTTGAAATTATCAAGGCTTACAAGAAAGTTGATGGAACGACATCAATCTGGACAACTGAATCGTTTACAGATATAGATGCTGCTATAACTACAGGTAAAGCTCTCTACTCTTAAATTATGAATCTTAAAGAAAAACTACAGCAATTAGCTGCTGAAAGAGAAAATTTAATTATTACCTTACATCAAATCAACGGTGCGATGAAGTTGTTGGAACAGCAGATCCTTGAAGCTGAACCCGAAGCATCGCAGCCATCAGATACAAAGGCATCAACCCCACAAGAAGAAGCAGTACCATCAGAGTAAGTGGTGCTACCATTTTATTAAGAACTTCTTTGACCATGTTTCAAAAAATCGCTAATGTTTTGAGTATCATCTCATTTGTAATGGTAGCTTCAATGAGTGGTGGAACGTACTTTGCATACAAATATGTAACATCAGAACAGTTTAAATCAAGAGTTATGAATGAAATTCTTGAGAATGTATCTGGAATGATGCCTAAAGTATTAGAAAAAGGATTACCTGATCTTACTGGCCCATCTTTACCAATACCACCAACAATGAGTGAATCACAAATATGAACTGCTGGCATTGTAAAACTGAATTAATCTGGGGTGGAGATCATAGTTTAGATGAAGAAGATTATCCATTAAGGTCTGGAGAATACAGCATGATAACTAATCTTTCTTGTCCTAAATGTCATTCTTTTGTAGAGGTTTACCTTCCTAGAGATGCCTACGATTGAAATTCCTGATATTCAAATTCGTGAGATATATATTCCAGACGTTCCAGAAATATATAGTCCACATTACATTCAAGTAACTAAACCACCTGAGATTGATACTCCTGGTTGTACTTATCAACACCGAGATATAAAGAATACTGGTAATCGTAATTTGTTATTAGAAGATCCTAATGGAGTATATACAACGTGTGATTTTCCATTTCCTAGTTTTGTTCCTCTTGACTATACACCTGAGAATCTTGTCATTACAGAAGAAGCACCTGTCAATAATGAAACTCCACCCTTACCAGAAGCACAAACACCAGATGCTACGATTCCAGAAAAAAAAGAAGAAGAGATAGTTATTCCTGATTGTCCTGGTAAAAATGACAGAAGGGTTGGTGAGTTTACATCAGAGTTGCGTACAGAGAGAGTAAAAGGTTATAAGAGGGGAGAAGATGGTATTGAATGTATTGCTATCTATGAAGACGTTCCGTTTATCGATCAATACATCCCAACTGCTAGTGCTGTTGTTAATACAGCTATTATTGCTACTGTCGCTGCCTCTACTCCATTACTACTTAATGTCATTAGACCTGCTGTAAAACAACTTATTAATAAGATTACAAAGAAAAAGAAGGATACCAGTTCTTAATCGTGGAACTGGCAAGCGATTGATTTGAGATGAGTCAAATTGCAGTTAATTGATGTGAATGGTCCTGATGTGAGTTTTATAAAGTCGAAAGGAAGCGACAATCGTTGAGGTGGGTCAAGGCAAGTTGCACAACACAAGAATTGAAGTCGAGCAGTAGTCACTTCGCAAACCTATTAAGTCATAGAAGTGTTAAGGACAGTTTTAATCGTAAACTGACAACGATAGTTTTGACGG